GCCAAGTCCTTTGGCCAGATCTTCTGCTTCTTTGGATGGTTTGAGAATTGAAACCAAAGCTTGATTTAGTCCTGTAAACGTAGCCTCAACTGGTACGCCTTGAGCTGTAATTGTTGCAATCGCGGCATTAAGTTGTTCAATTCCAACCCCACTTGCGGCAGCGGTTGGAGCCAGTCTGCCAATCTGTGTGGCGTATTCGTTGAGAATAATTTTGCCATCATTCTGTGTCTGAATGAATCCATCTACTAATTTTCCAGCTTCGTCTGCTGATTTGCCATAAGCGTTCAAAACACTTGTAACAGCATTGCCGACAGTGTTTATGTCAGATAGTCCACCAGTGGCCCCATATGCCGCAGCTTCAAGAATTTTTGCGTTAGACGCAGTATCGGCAAAACCAGACGATGCTACGTCGTAAGCCGCCGCAACAAGTTGTGTCTGGGAATAAAGGCCACCAAGGCTATTGCTCAAACTCAATAATCGCTGTTGGAGTGCTTGACTGTCAACGCCAAGGGTTCTGACCGCAGCCGCCGCCTGTTCGGCTTCGTTAAAACCTTTAAAATATCGTCTTGCGACTTCAGCCAGTGCAAGCTGGGATCCAAGGCGTTTTATGCCTGCTGTTAATTGATCTACTCCTTTGCTGGCTTGCGCTGCTGATTCACCGGCTTTAATGAAACGACCGTTGCTGTCTCGCAGTCTGACAATGTTGCTTTGTACAGCAGTTTCGAGCTGCTGCGTAGCAGTGGTAAGTTTTTTGGTTTCAGAGACAGCGTTGCCGCTGCGTACCTGAAATTCAAGTCCTACTACTGCCACGGTTCGACCACTGCTATTGCGTCAGTCTACTAGCTACGTCGCTTGGCTTTGTCCATTTCCTCGCGTTCTCGTTTTGCCTTTACTTCGTAGTAGGCAGCAAAGTGGACGAATTCTGCATCCGTTAGTTCCTGCCGCAACCGACTCACCGTCATGCCTAGCTCGGTAGCCAGGAACATTTCAAAGTAAAGCCAGTTGTCGGCCTCTAGTCGTTTTTTGCTTCGTCCAAGGATTCAGGCGCACCAAGACCAAACAGGAACAGTTCCAGTTCGTTCAGTACCGACTCGGGCAGTTCCCGTTGCAGCTTGGCAGCGTCGGCTGGTGCAAACGCTTTTTTGCCGTCTTCCAGCTCAGCAATGTGGCACAGCATTTGGGTGCTGATCTCCAAGGCTTCCTCGGAACCGGCCAAGTTGGTGGCACGCTTGCGGTCAGCGCGGGTTATCGGCTTGAAGTACAGCGACAGCACTACGGTGCCATCTTCCTTCTTGATGTTGAATTGACGCCGCTGGTTTAGGTCAAAAGCCCCGGTGAGTAGATCAACGGGGCGTGGTGTGGCAGGCATTAGATCGAGGTAGTAATGGCACCGTTCATGGTGAAGTTAACCGTCACCACTTCCAGTTCACCAACCGTAGCACTGTAATCAGTGGATGTGATCACGATGCTGCCGGTGATCTTTTTGCCGCCAGTTTCGTCAAGGTACAGCTCGACAGAGGCGTTGCCTTCGTCAGTTGCTGTGTTGACGTCCTTGATCAGGTCAAGTTTGTCGCCAGCGCTAGGAGCGTCATACATGAGTTCCATGCTGCCGCTGCCTGCAATCAGGCCACCGATGTTGGCCTTGTAGGTTGCGCCTTGAGCAGTGGTCTCAAGCACATCCTTTTCGACGGTCATCGACCAAGAACGCACGGCAGCAATCTCAGAGACGCCGCCGCTGCTGTCCTTGTCAAAGAAAACCGTACCCTGTTCGCCGCGATAGAAAGCCATGATCAGATGGAGTTGGTGATGGTTCCAGAGGTGACAAAGTTACAGGTGATAACCTCCAACTCGCCAACAGTAGCGCTGTAATCGGCTGATGTAATCAACCCGACGAAGCTGATCTTTTTGGTGCCTGTGGTGTCTAGGAACAACTCAAAAGCTGCGACGCCTTGATCGGTTGCCGTGTTGGCAGCCTTGACAAAAACGTTGGTTTCGTCAGCGCTGCTAGCAGAGTAGATCAGCTCGACGCTGCCAGAACCGGCAATCAGGCCGCCAATGTTGCTCTTGTAGGTAGCACCCAGAGCAGTGGTTTCCAACACATCTTTTTCGATGGTCAGTGACCACGACCTAGTAGATGCGATGGTGGCAGTGGTGGATCCAGCATCGTCAAACTTGACGGAGCCTTGTTCGCCGCGATAAAAAGCCATGGTTAGAGGTCCTCGAAGGTTTCAAAGGTCATTCTGACCTGAGTTTGGAAGTACCCTTCGGGAGACGGCGTGGCCACCACCTCTGGGCCTGTTGGGGGATCAAAGCGAACCCCGGATACGACAATTCTATTGTAAAGGTCTCGTACTCTTTTGCCGACGGTGAAGTTCGCGCCTGGGCCAACACCTTTGGCGGAAAAGATATTTACAACGATGACACCGATGACGCTGTTGCTGGCGCCAGCCGTGCTGCCCATGGTCATGTAGTTGTTGGCGCCAAAGCTGACAGAACACTGTGCCCAGGTGCTGCCTGGTGTGGGCGTGTATGCCACGTTATGGAATACCACTGGTATGACTGGCACGATGGCTAGTTCGGTGGCGAGCCTGCCTTCCACGATGGCGCGGATTGCGTTGAGATCTAGTGCGGCCATTAGCCTTGCCTCCCGATGTAATCAGCTAGTTGCCTAGCACGGTTGGCCATTTGAGCTGCAACGATGTCGATCCAGCCTTCTGGTGCTTGGGTGCTATGACCGTTGGCAAGTGCCTCAGCGTATGGAAGTGTGTTGTGGATGTTGTAGGTATTGCCCATGCGCTCGCTGCCAGGTGTGTAGTTGATGCCAGTCGGAGGCGTTGGTTTTGGGTTCTCTGGTGGCTCTGTTTTTCCTACGTTTTCCCCTGTGCTGGCTTGTTGCGCCCCGGCGTCATAGTTGCCAGTTGCATTTTCACCAATAACCCAGCTAGCGCGAAAACGTCCTGTATCCACTGGGCTTCTTCCTTTTAGTTCAGCATCCGTTTCAAACACAACCGCGTGCATCAACTGGTTCATCCGCTCTTCGCAGAAGTCACCAATGTCAACGATGTTGATGCGTCTTGCCATGATCAGGCTCGTAGGACCAGTTCGTAGGTGATTGCCTGGTTGTCCTGCTCGATGGTCTGCACGGTAATGATCTGATGCGACACGGTTGCGATCACAACGCGGTCGGCGGTGCTTGGCGTTACGGCCAGATCAGTTGCAGCGATGAACAACCGCTTGTCACCGGCTTGGATCAGCTCATTGACCTCGCGGGCGTTCACATCTTGTAATACGCCACGCAGGCTGTAGTCGGTCGCCGTCTCCGTTACTGCGCCTGTGGAGGCGTTGTAGGCGCCGCTAGTGACTCGCCTATAGGTCAACGCACCACCAAACTTGCCCATCAGCTTGGAGGCGGTCTTCTGTAGCGAGGAAGCTAGTGCCATCAGAGCCTGTAGGCGACGCAGTGGCCGTTCTGGAGTTTGATGCTGGTAAATACTCCATAAAGCGTTGTAGAGGAATCAAAAGACTGACCCGAGATTGTATTTCCATCCCAGTTCAATGGAACCAATGTATCCACTTGAGTATTGGTTGTGAAATGAATGGCGCACCAACGGCCCGTGTAAGTGGCAGTATCACCAATAAAGGTCGCGCCTTTGGCGTAATCAATTCCTAAACGATTGGTATCGCTCATAATCAGATTTTGTAAGCAGCGATCTTGCCGGATGTCAGGGTGACGCTGGTGAAAACAGCTTCAACAGCATCGCCAGCTTTAAGCGGCACGCTGGTAAACGCATTGCCGGTGACGTTCTGGATCACAGCACTGGCAATCACGGAATCCTCAAACGCCACCAGTTTGTTGAAACGACCCGTGTGGGCAGCCGTGTCGCTGATGTACTCAAAACCAATGGCGTAATCACCCATGATCAGCTCCGGCGGATAGCAATGTTTCCTGGTCCACTGATTCTAAGGCCAGTTAGATACCGTTCCATCATCGGTGGCACCTTATCCGCACCAGCCTGTGCGCTGCTGGTGTTCACGCTGACGCTGATGGGTCCAATGGCCACGCTGTTGTAGTCCTCAAGACCACTCAGGCCGAGGCTATCAGTGTTGTTGTTGAGGAAGACGGCCAGCACCACCTGAGCTTGCTTGATCTGCGGGGGAATCTCACCGTCAGTGAAGTAGTCGGTGGTAATGCGAAACGGGAAACCGGTTGCGTAGGTGTTGATATAGGTATCAGGCTTCCGTACTCCAGTTCGAGGCCACTGCATTGACTGGGTGTCAGTAGCGCGAGCACCAAGAAAACGTTCACGGTCCAACCTCTGGGCAGCGGTGTACAGTGCGCGGTTCTTAGCGTCAGTGGTTGCGGTGCCCCATGCGGTCACATCCGCATCAAGCACCAGACCATCAACAATGTCTTGCGCGTCAGCCAGCGTCAGGTAGGTATTCGATGTGCTTCCGCCGATTGTTGCGACGAGTGCGATTGCCATTCACCGGCTCGGTAGTTTCTTCAGGTGCTACTTCTACAGTAGCTGGCTCTTCAACGAGAAAAGAGGCCACCTCGTCAGAGGCAGCCTCCTGTTCACGCAGTCGCCGGAAAGCGAACAGACCCATTAGGCAGCAGCAGCTGCTGTAGAGCCAAGGCCGTACAGAGTGATCGCCTGGGAACCAGCGGTGACGTTTGTGACGTAACCGATAAATTCCTTGGAAGCGTTTTGCACCACGGTGGCAACACCGGAAACAGTCACGCCAGAACCACCACCAAGGGTGACGGTGATGGCAGTAGCTGCGGCGTTGATCACAACGATACGGAAGCAGGTGCCAACTGCACAATCACCACCGATGGCGGAGATGATGGCAGAAGCAGTAGCTGTCGTGTAGGTGGCAGTAGCGGTAGGTACGCCACGCACGATCACGTTGTAGGACTGTGCAGCAGTCAGAGTGGCGGTATCGGTAACCGCCGCCAGGACGCATTGACCAGGCAGCAAGCCGCTGGGAATGTCGCCGAGTTCAAAAATGGAAGCCATGGTTAGTTCCTCCTATCAATCGAAGTTGGAGGTGATGGTCGCACGCACGATACCAATGTTCTTGGTTTCGTACACCTTCGACCAGTTACCCACAGTTGCTAGTTGAGCGCGAGTTGGGTTGGTGGTAGTCACCGCCCACTTGGCGCCAACAGGGTGGTACAGGTAGTGCATGTCGAGCGACATGGCGTCCGATTTGGCCAGGATGTCCCGGTCGGTTTCGGTGCGCATTGCAGCTTGCTCACCAGTGGCGATGGCGCCGTTGGTGAAGAAGTAGCAAGCGTAGTTACCACCAGAGTTGGTGATGTCGTCGGAGACGATCACACGCAGACCCATGTAGGTGGGGATGCTGTACTCGTTGCTGAAGGAACCAGCGATAGAACCGCCGATGGCGTTAATGGTGCTGGCGCCGGTAGCAGCGGTGCTCAGGCGGGCTTCCGTGTTGGTCACATAATCAATCGCCTTGCGCTCCACGAGGTCGTAGTAGCAAGCCGAGTGCATGGCCACAGCGGAAAGCTTGTCGCCTTGATCGCCGAGTTTGGCGCGTGCTTGGGCAACCTGCTTAGGACCCAGTGCGGTCATGCCGCTGGTGTCAAAGCGCAGTGCGTCAAAAGCAGGTGAATCAGAACCGGTCAAGGCACCGAACACACCTTCCAGACACTTGTACAGGTCAGCCTGCTGCTGGTTGGCAACGTACTCGCCGACTTTGGCGCCGATGGCGGCCATGGGGTCAGAACCGGCGGCAAGAGCAGCCAGGTCACGAGCCTCAAAAGCACGACCACGGTGCAGGATCACGCCAACTTGCTTGTCAGCAGTGATTTTGCCAGGTGTAAGCGAGGTGCTGTCGGTAAGAACTTCCAGATCGCCAGACAGGTTGGCTTTCCAGAATGGAACGTTGACGAAATCACCGCCTTCAGTGGCATTCAACTCAGCCATCGGT